CTCCGATCATGCGCTGCAGTAATATTCTAAACCCCATTTGTCGGGGCTGGAGGTTATTGTCCAGTTGAAAAACCACCCCTGTGGGGTGGAAAAACTTTCGATTTCCGTCCAGCCCTCACGCACTGGTACGTGTGGGGCCACCTGTTGTTCACCTCACTCCGGTGGAACATGTAAACATACCCTTGTTGGGGTTGTTTACACGTTCTGCGTAGTGAGAACAGGTGCAGGGGGTGAATTTGAGATAGGCCTCATAACAGGAGGTCCGACTAAGAAAAAGTATGAAAAATCATCTCCAGCAGCTTCGTAAACCGCTTCTGCATTTAAATTAGTGTCAAATTCGATGGTTGCCCTTGCCAAATCGGAACCACTAGTACCTCCCACTACGTTTGCACGCAGTGATGAGTAATAGGGTATCTGAACTGACAAGGAGTTGTTGATATATCCGGCCTGAAAGATCTGTGGCGTCGGGTAGTCTAGCTTTGTCTTGGCTGCCTGAGCAGACGTAGACAAATCCAGAGAGCATGTAGCCTTAGTCCGCCTCGAGAGGTGGCATTTAAGCATGGTGCTCCCGCCCCAAAATCTATACAGATAGGAAACTAGCGACAAGGGAGTCTCAGGGATGAATGCACCAGTGTCGTCTTCTTGAAACTCTAGTGTTCTCTTTCCAGCATTTGTGGAGTCAGAACTTGTACTAGAGCCATAAGAAGGACGGTACGTGATGAAGTCATCTAAAGAGAAGACCTTGCCAAACCGCTTGATGTAGTTCCTCAAAGATAAGGAGTATTCACCTACGGTCGCCAATCTGACATCGTTATTTTGAGTGGTCGCTATAACAGAGGTATTATCAGACTGAGCTAGTTTTTGAATTGTTGAGGGTGTCACGACCCAAGTCGATGTCTCGCTAACGCTGTTGAGGTTTTCTAATCCTTTGTTAGCTGAGGCGGCTGTGACAGAACCGCCGAGACAGGTGATGGTAACCGTCACCGGGTTGGAAACTGTGAAATTACTGTTGGTAAACACAATATCTACGTCAG